CCTTATATTTTCCCCGGAGGGCATTTTAGGGGTATGTCGGCATTCTACACTCGATTAAAGTACTAGGAAAGTGCCTCAAAACTCATAAGAAAGGAGGCAGAACAATGCCGAATGTCGTGTATGTTATGGGAGATGTGTCCCATTACGGAGCAAAAGGAATGCATTGGGGAATTAGAAAGCGTGAGCAATCAGAACCTCATAAGAAAGGTCTGTCTGCGGCTCAAAAGAAGAAGTTAAAGACAGCAGCAATCGTAATAGGGTCGGTTGCGGCAATCGCAGCAGGCGCATATCTAACAAAACGTTACTTGGACATGAACGGAACTAAGGTTTTTAAAGCAGGTTCAAGTTTTCAACGTGTTGCAAAAGTCATGAATGAGGATTTTTCGAAGCCTGTCTATGTCTCGTACTTAAAAGGCGACAATCGTCACTATGCTACTACGTATGCGAAGGCTTATTCTGCCCCTTACATAAAGACGTTACAATCTAAACAAGCAATAAAAGTTGCTGGTAAACACGAAGTGTTAAAAGCTTTTGCTGAGTGGGGACAAGCTGGAAAAGGTACTAAGAAAGAACTAGCAGCGGCCTATAAGAGATTCAATAGTATGATGATAAGTCCGGATATTCGAGACCAGGCGATGCGCGACTCATTCTTAGATCTTCTCGCAAGCAAAGGATACTCTGCAATTCATGATACGAACGACCAAGCAGGGTTTACTCAGGGTCTTGGTTATGGAACGAAATCCCCACTGATTCTATTCGGAGTAAATTCAGCAATCATGACAACAAAGATTGTTGATTTAATGAAAGGAGGTTAAACCATGGCTAAGTACTCTCGGCCCGAGAAAGAACAAGGACGAAAGTCGCCGCCAGCTACAACACCCGAAGGTCGAGAGAATCAGATGATTTCCTTGGCCATGGATTTAGCCGAGAAACGTATGAGAGCTGGGACAGCGAGTGCCCAGGAAGTCACGCACTTTCTAAAACTTGGTTCCCTTAACAACAAAGTCGAACGCGACATTCTCGAAAAGCAAAAGGAACTCATCACAGCAAAGACCGAGTCGATTCGTGCTGCCAAACGCGTCGACGAATTGTACGCAGATGCCATTGCTGCTATGAGAACTTACGCAGGGGACCCAGATCGAGGAGACGATGAAGACTAGAACATATTCTGAACTTCTAACCTTCAGAACCTTTGAAGAACGATACGAATACCTATCCCTTCGAGGTTCGGTAGGCGTTGCAACGTTCGGATTCGATCGATACCTTAACCAAGATTTCTACAACTCTAGAGCTTGGCGAGTACTTCGTGATAAGATCATCGTTCGCGACAACGCATGTGATCTTGGAATCCAAGGTCGAGAGATTTTTAATTCAATTCGAATCCACCATCTGAATCCGATGAGTATTGAAGATGTAGAACAAGGAAACCCTGCAATCCTTAATCCAGAATTCTTGATCTGTACATCCATCAATACTCATAACATGATTCACTTTGGCTCTTCTAAGAATTTAACTCGCTTGCCAGTAGAAAGAAGGAAGGGGGATACAACATTATGGTAATACAACACTATGGCGTCCTCGGGATGCATTGGGGCGTTCGAAGATCTGAAGTTTCAGGATATTCTAAAGACCCAAAATACTCGGAACTTCGTGACTCTCTTTCAAAAGGAAGCATTGTTTATCGAGTATCCCATTCAAAGAAGGAAGTAGATTCTGGAAGAACCTTTGTATTCTCAGATAGAAAAGATGCCGAAAATTTTGGTAGAAAACTGAAACAACTCGATCCAGGTAGTAAGGCATTTTTACTATCACTGAAGGTTAAAGAGGATCTTATCGGCCCTTCAGAGAAGGAAAGAGTTGACATGTTCTTAGATCAATACAAAAATCAACAAGTAAAAGATTTAGTTGATAACTTAAAACCGCGACTAAAGGTAGCAGGACTTGACCCTACAGACCTAGACGGAAACGAAACCTTAACCAACTATAGAGCATATACGGTTGCAATGATGAAAAATCATGGGGGTTTTGGTGGTTATACTGCGGTAAAGGATGCTACCGCTGGGTTTAATATGAGAAGAGATGATTATATGAGAGGAAACACTAAACTATCAGCTAACGATAAAGATCCAGTAAAAAGTTTCGATTCTGCGTATTTAATATTTTCTAGAAGTAAGTACTTACAAACAATTAGTGCAGAAAAGATCAAGCCTGAAAAGAAAGTAAAACATGGTCAGTTTGAATACAATGATCTATATCCAAGTGGAGCTTTTTTCAACCGACACCCAGACTAAAAGGAAGGAGGATTGAACAATGACAAGTATACTCGACTCGATCAAACAGTTGCTAGGTATTAGCAGTACCGATACAACTTTTGATAATGAACTTATCATGTTTATCAATGGCGCATTGATGATAATGACACAACTTGGCGTTGGTCCAGAAGCTGGTTATAGAATTACGTCTAAGACCAATGTCTGGACAGAACTCCTAGGAACTCGGACAGATTTAGATCTTGTTCTTAGTGCAATTTATCTCAGAGTTCGCCTCATATTTGATCCTCCGACGAACGCATTCCTAGTCACTTCCATGGAGAAACAAATCGCAGAGTATGATTGGAGGATTGAAGCATGGCATAATCCTCAATCGGAGGTGTAAGATGCGTCTGTTGAGTATGAGGCGATTTATGGATAGTGAACTTAAGCACGTAGGTGTTAAGGGAATGAAGTGGGGAGTTCGAAAAGCAGAACCCACCGGAGCCAGACGCCGTGCCGCCCCTCCTGGATATACAATTTATGGGGATGGCAGAATAGAGATTCGGAAAGGAACATTGCTGCAGCGACTTATTGGGAAAGACAGTAACCCAGGACTTGCTGGCATGACGTTTGCCTCGTTCACGAAAAACGACAATGCGCGATACATAAATTTTATTGGTGGTAAGGGACCGTTAAATGGAGGGAGAAACATTAAGCTTACCTTGGAAGCTAAAACAACACTCAAATCTCCGTCTACAACAGAAGCGGCTTCCATATTCTTTACACTTCTTCGAGATAATCCAAAACTGATGACGATTTATGACACCACCCCCATCGCTGCAATTCGTCCAATCACTCCAAAAAATATCTCCAAACTTATCGAGAACCCAGGATCAAAAGAGGCACAGGTGGCATATCGCATTGCAAATATGTCATCGATGTACGACGCAATGGGTCCTGTTCGGGATCGATTTTTTGCGGAGGTGCAAAAAAGGGGGTACAACATACTCCGAGACGAAAACGATGTCGCAAACTTATCCGCCCGAAATCCAATCATACTACTCGATAGCGCAAAATGCGTAACGATTAAAGCGACAGAGCTGATTGACGATATGATGCGTAAAGAAGCAAAAATATATACAAAAGAGCACATCAAGAAAGGAAAAGAGTGGCTGAAGGAGTTCGGCTTTAACGTCGAAACGCCACTAGAGTAGAAGGACCGGAGGTATAAGATGCATCTGTCAAACACGGCTACTCCGCGGTACTATGGACAGTTCCGGGACGCCGTATTGAGAGGCGACATACCTGTCTGTAGTGAAATCTCCATGCAGATGAATAGAATCGACGAGCGTATTCGAAACCCAAAATTCTACTACGATGAAGATGCGATTGAAGGTTGGATCCTTTTCTGTGAACAGGAATTAACCTTGACCGATGGCTCAGATCTTCATCTATTAGACTCATTCAAACTTTGGGCAGAGGATGTCTTTGGTTGGTACTACTTTACCGAACGTTCCATTTTTATTCCCGGCAAGAATGGTATGCCCGGACACTATGAACGACGAATGATTAAGAAGCGCTTGACTAGTAAGCAATTTTTAATAGTTGCTCGTGGTGCTGCAAAATCAATGTACGGTTCATGCATACAAGACTTCTTCCTCAATGTTGATACCTCTACAACTCACCAGATTACCACAGCGCCTACTATGAAACAAGCCGATGAAATAATGTCGCCTATTCGGACAGCCATCACAAGAGCACGAGGACCACTGTTTAAGTTTCTAACGGAAGGCTCTATTCAAAATACTACTGGTAGTAGAGCAAACCGGATGAAACTCGTACCTACCAAAAAGGGCATTGAGAATTTTCTTACTGGGTCTTTATTAGAAGTACGACCGATGACGATCGATAAACTTCAAGGACTTCGGCCTAAAGTTGTGACCATCGACGAGTGGCTTTCTGGTGATATTAGAGAAGATGTTGTAGGCGCAACCGAGCAGGGCGCATCCAAAATGGATGACTACCTGATCGTTGCCATGAGTTCTGAAGGTACTGTCCGAAATAGTTCGGGCGATACACTTAAGATGGAACTTATGGACATTCTTCGAGGTGAGTACAAAGCCGATCATGTCTCTATTTGGTATTATCGTCTTGACAGTATTGACGAGGTATCAAATCCTGACATGTGGCCAAAAGCTCAACCTAATCTTGGTAAGACTATATCCTATGAAGCGTATCAACTCGATGTAGAAAGAGCAGAGAAAGCTCCGTCAACCCGAAACGATATTCTTGCGAAACGTTTTGGGATACCAATGGAAGGATACACATATTTCTTTACCTACGAAGAGACGGAGATCCATCGTAGACAAACATTCTGGAAATGTGTATGCGCAATGGGCATTGACCTCTCCCAAGGTGATGACTTCTGTGCATTTACATTCTTATTTCCTCTTTCTCGTGGTGCTTTTGGAGTTAAGACTCGTTGTTATATTTCGAGTTTGACATTGTTGAAACTACCAGGAGCACTTCGTATAAAATACGACGACTTTATCAATGAAGGTTCTCTTATGGTTCTCGACGGCGCAGTACTCGACATGATGTCCGTCTATGATGATCTCGAAGCCCATATTTCCGATAAGGCTTATGACGTTCGCAGCATTGGCTTCGACCCATACAATGCACAAGAGTTTATTAATCGTTGGCAAAAAGAGAATGGAACGCGTGCGATTGAGAAAGTTATCCAAGGCGCCAAAACAGAGTCGGTTCCTCTTGGCGAACTAAAGAAAATTTCTGAAGAACGGTTACTCCTATTTGACCAAGAGTTGTTTCGTTTCACAATGGGTAACTGTGTTACTATTGAGGATACTAATGGTAACAGAAAACTTCTTAAGAAGCATCGCGAAGAGAAGATTGACTCAATTTCCGCACTGCTCGACGCCTATATTTCCTATAAA